CTCATTTTCTTCCGTCACCTTTCATCTCCTCTACTTCCACATCATATCTGCCCACAATCACTTCATTATCTTCTTCGTTTTCGTAGATTTTGATTATGGTGTTTTTTGCTAAATCCGTAATGACTAGATGAATACCCTGGTGGATACCCTCTTTCCAGCCGTTCCTATAGGAAAAGTATGCACACACGGCGATACACGGGAAAAATATTAGTTGCCAAATTTCTATATACATAACTATATTTATGTGTTTTGGTCGCGGTATTTTGCTATATAATAAGAATCGACTATATCAGACACAGGAGATTGTCCACTATAATCATCAATTTCAAACAAATTAGCAAGGTCGTCTCCAGTCTCTTCAACAAACGCTTCGTACATTAACATCTTATTAGCGTTTCCTTTTCCAGTTGCGAATTTCTTTATTTCGGATGGTGCGAAAACACTCATTGTGTTAGCAACTCTTTCTGCTAGTTTAAATTTGAGTATTCCAGTGTTTTCACCAATATTGAATACTTGCCCTTTGGCACCAAAAGCATAGCCTTCGATTCCAATATGATTCCGTCTTATAAGGGCTCCTGGCTGTTGCATAATCCACTCAACAGTCTGATTGGCGAGGTGGGTAAATCTTTCTAGATTGTCGCCGTATTCATATAAAAGAATACCTTCTATATTAGGGGCGATGTTGGTCGCAAGTTTTTTGTTCTTTGTGATAAACATAAACTTGCAGTTGTTGTATCGAAAAGGGGTTTGAGCGACACAAACGGCGGGCGATGTCATAGAGTAATCTATTCCAATAATCATATAATCTCTTCTTCAACATCTAATTGGATATCTTCTCCCTGACAGAAGGGGCATTTTTCTATTTTGTATAATTTGTCATCTAGGTCGTGTTCGATTGTGCAGGTAGCCTGACATTCGTCACACTGCACATTTACTATTATCATTAAAAATACTCCGGTTTCTTTAAGACGTATTTATAACGACAGATTAATAAGTCTAACTACAGAGGTTATGCCATTTGTGAGTACCGATATTTGTCTCACGTTAGTATACTCGCTCTGGCATTAATTTCTTCCTACTAAATCATTTGCTTCACGTTCTTCTCTCGTCAAGTCTCGTGTATAGCCCCATCCAACACTAATTATACGTTTGAAACTCTTTGCTCCACACTCGCACTTACCTATCTTGTTGTGCATAGTTTTGGACCATTTACACATTTTGGTCTTTACTTTACCACATTTCTTACATTCAAAATCAAATATTGGCATTATTTTTCCTCTTTCCTTTCATCACACGTTTCCACTTATTTAGGGCCAGCTTTGCTTGTAGTCCCTTAAACGTCCTCGTTTTTATTGACTTGTGTAACTCTTCACTACTCATTCCACTAAGTATCATATCGTTTATATCTTTTTGTTTAATCTTTTCATCCCAGATACATACTGAATACCCCTTTTCGATAAAGGCCTCAATTTTCTTAACTATTTCTTTGTTTCTGTTTTCATTATCCATTACAATAACAAAATCAGTCTCACTATTTAGATTACAAGAATTGGCTAAATCACTCCCGGCCATTGCAATTGCATTATCTAAGAATAATGAATCAATCGGACCTTCCGTAACATACACGGTTTTCGACTCATCCATTCTCTCCATACCGTAAAGTTTGCATTCATCGTCTGTTATCTTTATAGTTATATATCTAACTGGATTATTGGGGTTCAGGCTTCGCCCTTGAAATGCTATCATTTTTCCAGTCTTATCAAAGAATGGAATGATGAGGCGAGCCTCGTCTTTGGATACATTTGGAAACTTATTCTTGACTATAGAATTAGTCCACTCTTTGAACGTATCTGTATAGTACAGCCTCGGTATCTGGCGAGTGGGTATTTTTCTGCTTTGAACATAAACTCGTGCAGGATGGTCTTGTGCCAATTTGGTTAAACAAGTAATATGTTTTAGGGGGTCTAAATTAAATGTTGGAGTCTTGTTCGTTTTGAAAAAATCTTCGGAAGATTTTTCCTTAACTTTTCTAGGAGATGGTTCGTGTTTGAACTTCTCTAGAACATACTCTCGTTTCAGTGGTGGAGATACGTGGTTGATTAATTGGGATAATCCTGTTGCTAAGCCACAATTGTGACATTTATACAACACATCACCCTTATTCTCAAAGAGATATCCACGGGCTTTAAGTTTGTCTTTTTGAGAGTCGCCACAGTAAGGACATCTGAAATTCCACAGGGCTTTGCCCTTTTTCTGAAATCGCTCTAATCGAACTCCAAGAATACCTATATATTTATTATCAATATAGTCCATAGTGAGTATTATACACCACTTCTAGGGCTTTGTCAAGTCAAAAAGTCACAATTTTTACAATAATCCTCTTCGTCATCATCATCTAAACGGACACACGGAAGGATGTTGCTGTAATCCTTGTTCTCTTCAGCAATTTCTTTCTGTTTTTTATGGCATTCCCACTTGAGTGGGCAAGTGCAACAACACACTTTTGGTGTGGTATCACGGAATGAGCATATAACAGGTATAATGAAACTACTACAGAATAGTAGTTTTATCTCCTGGGCCATTGTAGTTATCGTCTGATAACTTGAAATACTGGGGTCGTTGGATGTTTCATCAACATACCGCCTTTAGGAAATTTCTTAGCATATGCTGAGATTCCTTTGGCCCAATCTGTCTTTCCAACAAATGAATTCCAACGCTGGTATTTTTGTCTACCTAGACGAATTCCGTCATATGTATCTGCGTCCGGGGCAGTCCAATAGTTTGCGCCGAAGGCTTTCCCGCACGGTTTCGTAAATAAGGGTATGTCTTTTTTAATATTAATTGGACCACTACCATCACCAACTACATTACTTTCATTAATCATTTCACTTTCTCCAATAGTATATGCCGTTTCATCAACACGCCGATTTGTATTGATTCTTCTAGACTCATAGTATCATTTATATATTCCATAAATGCTTCATCTAATAACTCACCATTTGCACCGTGCTTCACCATACCTTCTTTGAATAGAAAATATGCGGCGACCGCTTTACCGAATTTGCTCTTCATTCCAGGCACTTTCTCTAGTAATTGTTTTAACTTACGGAGCAGACGATGGAAGAGAGTATAATTATTCTTCTCTTCTGATGACGTTCTTGTACGCTTGATGACATTACCAGCATCATCGATAATGCCTAATTTAAACGCAGGCCATTCTTCCCAAGGTAAAGCGATAAACTTAGCAAACTTGTATACGAAATACAAGTCCATAACCTTTGAGGCTCCGCCTTGAGACTTTGCTTCTGCAAGTCGTCCTGTTCGTTCTACTTCGGTCGTCATTGTCTCATATCTCTTCGTATTAAGTCTCGTACTTCTGTGTTAATCGAGGTTAAATCTTTCATCTCTGGAGTTAATGCGTTTAACTCATCCAAAAACGTAGCAATAATCTCGTGATGTTCTTTATCTACCTTATACATCAAAATGCGTGTACAAGGAAAGGGACCGAATACATTAACTAGTACAAGCAAATGATTCATCAATAATCGACTTTTTAATTCTCCAGTGTCAACACACTTTGAGATAAGTCGTTTTATATACTTTATTCTATGAATATCTTCATAGAATTCTTCACTACCATCAAACTGTTTGTCCTGGTAATTCATCGCCATATAGAACATCATATTTTGATTGTTCAGTGTTGGGAAGTAACTCTCCTTTGTGTTCGATTTTAATAGCATTATTCAAATTCGGCTTCTTGTGTAACAATTGTCTATAATACCTTTATAAACATTTATATTTCCCAGTATGGCACACCTTGTGAAGTTCCGTGCTGTGATTTGCCTGCAGGCTTTGGTCCTTTAGACCAAGTACCTGTATTAGCATCACGCAACAGAACATTCTTTGAAGTGGCCTTTTTAACTGCCTCTTTTGCTTTCTTTATTATGGATTTTCCTTTTTTCTTTGCCATATGCTCTATGAGTTCCTTTATTAAAGTTTCTTTTTTCAACCTTCTGTCTAACTCAATTCCAATAGTTCGTCCATAATCTTCAAGTTGTTTTTTAGATAGCCGATTTGCCATTTCGACTGCTTCGATATCGTCTACTAACGTATTGAGTTTAAGACTCCAGGGCATCAGAGAGCGCATTCTCGCTTCGATATCGTCTACTAACGTACCGTGTTTAAGACGTCTGTCCAGTTCAATACCTATGGTACGGCCGTATTCTTCAAGTTCGTCTTTGGTAAGTTTACCAAGTTGGGTCTTACTCTTATACATTTTCTTGTTTGGTAATGTCGTCATATATTCTCCTTATGATATATAGCAATTCAATTCATATCCGTGTTTACCTTTGCCATAGATTTGAATATGTAGTTTCTTTCGTTGCTCTTTGCCCTCTTTTGACAAGACAATTTTAAATCTATTAGTCTTGCCTTCACCTGGTTTGCGAGGTCCTGTAGCGATTTGGTTGAAATAATCATCCATATCAACTTCATACTTCGCTTTTTCTGCCACGAGAAGAGCCTCTTCCACAGCAGACGTATATGTTTTGTGGTCTGTCTTATACTTATACGCTTCTTTTATTTCTTCTACGGATTCTACTATACCTTGTTGTTCCAACCACCTTTTCCAAATTTGTGATGACCATTTCGTTTGATCTCGAGGACTTACTTTCAAATATTTTTTCCATACCCCTTTCAGAACTTTTTTATCTATTTTAAGTTCTTTATTCAAATGACTTACAAATTCTCTTTCGTTATAATGATCCATCGCATTAGTTAA